AATTGTAACCCTGGCCCTGGTGGGACAGGTTTTTGCCGAACAGGAACGGAATTAGCAGGACAGGCCATTCCAACAGATGGCAACTGCAATCCTTCTAGTGGTGAGGGGCCAGGGACAGACCCAGGAACAGGGGGAACAGGTGGTGGCCCTGGGGGTGATGGAACTGTTTATAACCTATTTGCTCAAACAGCTAGAACTCCAGCGACTCTCACTGTTTTGGAAAATCGCGGTCTTGATTACGAGCTGACACCTCTCCTTTCACGGGTTCTGAACATATGACTTATTTAGATTTGATAAATGCTGTCCTGAGAAGGCTGCGAGAAACGGTTGTCACAACTGCCTCAGAGACTGATTACAGTGCTTTGGTCGGTGAATTGGTGAACGATGCCAAGAAGACTGTTGAGAACTCTCATGAGTGGACTTCTCAGAGATCGACAGTCAGTTTCCCCACTGTTGTAGATCAGGCTCTATACAGTCTTACAGGGGCTAAGATCAACTCCCTGGTCAAAAGGGGTATGAATGACACAACCAATAAGTACCTCACCCAGAGGAACGCAATCTGGTACGAGGAAAAGACCATTTTGGCAACAGCAAGCACTGGATCGCCAAGTGACTTCATCATTGATGGTGTCGATTCAAGTGGTTTGCTTCGGGTTTCTGTCTATCCGACTCCTAATGCTATTGAGACGCTAAAGTTTGTCTGTGTCATACCTCAAGCCAATCTGGAGGCTGATGCAACGCAGTTGTTAGTACCAGACAACCCAGTAGTCCAGTTGGCTTATGCAATGGCTCTGAGGGAGCGTGGAGAGACTGGGGGGCAATCTGCTGCAGAGCAGTTCATTGTTGCCCAGGGCGCTTTGGCTGATGCGATTGCGATGGATGCGTCCCGACAGCCAGGGGAGCTTGATTTCTTTAGGTTGTAACTATGGCTCAACAACTACAGAACATAACAATTGCAGCTCCTGGCTTTGGTGGTATTAACACCCAAGACAGCCCTTTGATGCAGTCTCAAACTTTTGCAGCGATTGCTGACAATGCCGTGATCGACAAGCAGGGCAGGATTGCTGCTAGAAAGGGATACAGCATGACCTCGACGAACGGATCGTCTGTTCTAGGGTCAAGTGCTGGGATCGAACACGTTTCAGAGTTTGTGCAGCAAAACGGCACAAAGGTCGTTTTTACCGCAGGAAACAACAAGATTTTCAAAGGCACATCAACGCTGACTGATGCAACCCCTGGTTCATATACCATCACGGCAAACAACTGGTCATCTGCCACTCTGAACGATGATCACTACCTGTTTCAAAGAGGTCATGAACCTTTGGTCTATGACGCTGGAACCAGTGCTTTGACCAAAATCACGGCTCATGCCAGTGCAGCAGGAACACCCCCAAGTGCTCATATCGTTTTAGGTGCTTACGGAAGATTGTGGGCTGCTGATGAATCTAGTAACAAGAAAACCGTTTATTGGAGCAACTTGCTCAATGGTGTCGATTGGTCAACTGGTTCTGCTGGTAGCCTCGATCTAACCAATGTCTGGCCCTCTGGCTATGACGTGATTACTGCTCTCATGGCTCACAACAATCTGCTAATCATATTCGGGCAGCAGAATATATTGATTTATCAGGGTGCTGACGATCCTGCAAACATGAGTCTGGCTGATGTCATCAGCAACATCGGTGCAATCAACAGAGATGCAGTGGTCAACACTGGTAAGGATGTGATCTTCACCGATTTCTCTGGTGTTCGAAGCTTAGGTCGAACCATCCAAGAGAAGTCTGCTCCGATTGGAGATATCAGCAGGAACGTCAACTTCGACATCAAGGCATTCATTGCCAGTGATGGTGACAATCTAAAGATGGTCTTCGATCCGAACAATGCCTTCATCCTGTGTGTATTTACTGGTGTAAGCGGTTTATTCGTTTTCGACACCAGATTCCCTCTCGAAAATGGCAGTTTCAGAGCTACGACCTGGAGTGGGATCGAGCCTCTTTCAATGTACCTGTTCGATGACGAGGAGTTGTACCTGGGAGTCGAGGATGGTCTGGCAAAGTATGACACTCAACAGGACAACGGAAATTCGTACACGATGAGCTATTTCTCTCATCCGCTAGATTTTGGTGACAGCTCCAGGCTGAAGTTTCTTAAAAAGATAAATCTGACAACTTTCAACGGGTCAAGTGCAAGAGTGTCTTTGCAGTATGGTTACGACTATGCAGCAGACTATACAAAAAGAGCATTTTCTCTGCCTGCTATTAACGCCGCTCAATACAACATTTCTGAATATAACTCTGGGGCTGAATATTCTAAGTCTGCAGTTCTGATCAACACGCAGAGGATAAATGCCAGTGGTTCTGGGAGCGTTGTGCAGATTGGTTTGGAAACAACTGTTAATGGGAAAGAAATTGCAATCCAGCAGCTCAATGTTCAGAGCTTAGTTGGAAGGATGATATAGGAGATAGGTAGTGAGCAATTACACTAAAGCAACCAATTTCACTTCAAAAGATAGCCTGACATCCGGTAACGCTTTGAAGGTTGTGAAGGGATCTGAGGTCGATGCTGAGTTCGATCTGATCGAGACTGCAGTGAACAGCAAGAGCAACACAGCATCTCCGACATTCACTGGCACTGTGACAGTTGCGAATCTAACTGTGACTGGCACGACCACTGTCACAACAATTGACGGAGGGACTTACTGATGCCACATAAAGAGGGACACACTTGGGGTGACGTTGGGTCGAGCTTATTTGACTTTCTAACAGATAAGAACAATTTGTCTGGACTTGCGTCACTCGGTCTCAGTAATGCTGCAATCAACAGGCTTGAAGGCTTGGGTAAAAATGCAAAGACTCAGACTGATAATCTTTATAACAAGGTTAAGGAAACGGGGAAGTTCAATCCGTTCACGGTAACTGCTGGCCCTGGTTCAGTAAGTTTTGACAAGTTTGGTAGTGCTACATACACCACTGACCCTTCCTTAGATAATTTCCAGACTAATCTGACCAATAATGCTCAGGCTGCTTATGACGCGATATTTAATCCGACTGTTGACCCAACGACTGGTGAGCTAACTATCGATCAAAGGGCAAATCGTCAGAACTTTATTAATGCAATTACTGGGACATCGGACATCAAAGGCAATCTGCTGAATCCTGGTGGTCTCAGCGAGCGTGAGCAGATGGTTCAGGACTTCGTTGGAAGCGATGTCAGCCTGACAGACCCATTTACTTCTGCCGGTATAGCTTCGAGAGAGCAGGATATTTTCGACCGTCTGCAAGCTCTCAGAGAGCCTGGTAATGAAGAAGCAAGAGTGAATCTCGATCAGCAATTGTTTGCTCAGGGTCGAGGTGGTCTGAGAACCGCACAATATGGTGGATCACCAGAAGAGCTTGCGCTCCAGAGAGCGATCCAGGAGCAACGCAGTGCTGATGCAGTGACTGCCATTACCCAGGGAAGGCAAGAGGCTATGGACTTGTCTAATCAACGTCTGGCAGGACTTACGGAAGCCAGAGCGGGTGCTCAGTTGCTTTCAGATCAGGTTCTGTCTGGAATCGGCGCTCAACTCGATGAGACCAATATTGGTTCTGCAGCAACCTCCAGAATGCTTCAGGATGCCTTCTTGCCGGCAACCACACTGGCAGACTTAACAGTTCCGTCTATCAATGCCGCAAATATTGCTGATACTGCAAATCGCCAACTTGCTGGATACCAGAGAGATTTGGGACTTGGTGCGTTGGATTACGATCTAGCAACTGAACAAGATGCAAGCAATCTTAGACTTGCTCAAGCTGAGTCACTTATTGATCTGTTGCTGGGCCAGCAAAACAACGCACAAGGAGCTGGTGGCGGTTCTGGAGATGGTTCTGGTCTAAATATCTTCGAGAGCATTATCAAGCTTCAGCAAGCACTGGAGAACGGCACATTGCTTCCAGGTCAGGTTGAGACATAGGTGTAATCATGGCGAACAAATTAAGTGATTTATTGATTGGTGGCGACTTAGTAGGTCAGCAACTCAGCGAGTTCCTCGATCCTGCTATTAAGATGCAGAACGACATTGCTAGAAGGACTGCTGTAACGCTTCAGGGCATGAATCCTGAGAACCCTGGTTCTGCTTTGTCTGCAACTGCAGCAAGGCTGTCTGCAAAGGGCTTTGAAAACTTGCGACAAGGTTTGGCGCAAAACAACCCCGAACGCTTTGCCACCGATGCAGAGCTTTTCCAACAGCAAGTGCAGGGTCTCGATCTTGCTAATCCTGCTGGTCGTGCTGCTGCTGTAGCTGCTGCTCGAAGGATAAACCCTGCGAGAGCTATGCAGCTCGCTCAGGCTTTCCAAGCCCAGGATGTTGCTTCCCAAAATGCAATTGGCAATCGATACGGTGTACAGAGCGAAGTTTTGGGAGATGGAAGCATCTTCAATCAAACTGCAACAGGACAACAAACGCTGATCACAAAAGACGGTATCTTGACC